TATACAGCCCGTCCAGTTCTTCTAACGCCTTCTCTGCACTCTGCTGCTGCGCTTCCTTCACAGCCGCCGCAAACTCTGCATCGCGCTTGCAACGCTGGTAGAAGGCCGTCCTAGACACGCCAGTGGCCTCGCACACATCAACTATGGTGTGGCCGTCTGCTAGGCTTGAGAGGATAATATCGGTTCGTTGCTTTGTTAGTTTGGTCATGGTCCTGTCTGTGTGTTGTTTATGACTATTTAATGGATGATAACGTGGGCCGGTCCGTCTGGGGGGTGCCGCATCGAAAAGACGCCCCCCCTATGCTGTGGCAATTCTGCAACACCTGATTGTGTCCTGGCTGCAACACTGTGACATATTTGCAACACCATCAAACTTGTGATAGCCTTGCCGCCATACAATGCGGCGCGTGGCATTCTGTGCGCTGTGCGTGGTAACGATGACAAACAAGCAACCCCTCAAAACAAAATCCAAATAAAATCAAGCCTCGCACACTTTATATTATATAAACCGATTTTTTTGCATCGTGTAAACTTTTTTTGATATTACCGCTTGACATACCGGCAAGCATTTCCTATTTGTTGGATATGTTCAACGAATCGTGGAGGGATAAGCGATGCTAATCACATATCAAGACATAGCCGACAAGCTAAAAGAAATAGTAGTAGAACAGGTTGCAAAAGACCCATCAAAACGCAATTGGTGCGCTGAATTAGACGGCCTAATTGACGAACTGGAAGCAATTCAAGGCAATTCAAAGAGGGATTAAAAATGACTCATTACATAACACAACTAAAAGACGACGCGAACGCAATAACAGAACATCCTAATATTGAATGGATTGACAGCAGTTATCACAACGATGCTTGCGCCTCTATCATGGCCGAGTTTGACGACATGGCAGAGAATTACGTTCAGCTGTTTGCTTTCGAGAACATAGAGGAAGCGAAGGCCGAAGGCTTTGACGAAATTTACGCCATCACAATTTGCCGGGATGGAAGCCGCGACTACGCCGGATTTATGACTAACGATAGAGACGAGGCGATTAACAAGGCGATAAAATTAGCTAATGAAATGCAAGCTGATTTATTGAAGCCATACTTCGACAGCGATGACGTATGCAGAAACGGCAAGCCAATCGCTGAGTGTGTTTGTTGCTAACAGGCCGAAACGCGGCGCAAGCCGCGTCTACCGGTTATGCCGGTACTGATGAGGCCATCAGCAATGCAAGCATTAGGAGGGAAAACAATGCAAGCACCTACAGTAACAAACATGATTTCACCAGCTGGCAACCGCGTTGCCAACCAATTTATTATCCACACTGACGAGGGCTGTTATTTTCAAAGCTATAGGACAATCATAGCCTTTCGCGGCGATGACGGCACGATAAAGCTGGACCGCGACAGCTGGGATTATTCTGTAACGACCGGCAAATATCGGAACATGTTTCTGGATATGAACAAGGCCGAGACATTAAAAGCAATCAAAGCCGGAGAAATCCAGCTGGTAAATCTCAACTAGGGGGCGGCGATGTTTATGCAATCAGAATTATTTGAGGCAGACTATTACAAGGGCTGGCTGATTATCACAGACAGACAGACAAGTAAAACCTATCCGATTCAGCTAACAAGCACAGAGACAGGCCGCAACATTACAAAGGGCCAGTTTACGTCATCAATCAAAACAGCTGGCTTTGACGCTGCCTGTCGGACATTCAAGAAAATAGCTATCACAACGCCGACAACGGCTTGTTACTAGGAGGGCTGCAAAATGAGAAGGACGCACAATCTAAACGCCGATAAATATCTGGCAATCAACTATTGGCTGGCGCAACGATACGCCAGAACAGACAAGAACGGACGCCGCTGGCTTGACCAATACATCGGCGGCAAGCCCAGCAAATATAAGCGGCTGGAAAAAGCATTTTTCGACCGGTATGTGATGGCACCGCAAAACTGGGAGTTGAGACCATGAGGGACAAAATCAAACACATCATATTTTGCGAAAAGCAGGCCCAATATTACTGTGTCGAGAATAGCAAACAGTGGCGGCATTGGAGGGCTGAAGCAACCAAGATACGCCGCCAGCTGGCAGAGTATCGGCCTTGGTTTCAGCTAATACGAATCTATGACCTACAAGGTGAGGTGTGACATGACAGAGAAAGTTTTGACTATTACCGGCATGGTTGCCGCGGCAGCCCTAATACTGGGCTGGATAGATTGGCTTTGGCTATTCGGCTTTGAAGATAGCAAAAGCTATACATGGTGGGCCTTAATGCACCACCTAGGGCAGCTAAAGCCCTAAACAGCACCACCACTACCCATTGACGGCCAGGTGCCGTCAGTGGGCCTTGAATCGCCATTAACCATAGGAGGGATAAACAATGGCTACTAAAAAGCAAGTTCAAGAACTAGAAATGAAATTGGCAACAGCTATACAGGCTGCCCAATCAATCAGAGACCATTACATCAAGAAAGAGGAGAAAGCACGGCGGGATATGCTAAAGACGCACAACGCCATACACGGCATGCTATCGAACATGGATGAATGCGAGGGCGATTTTTGGTTTTCTGACCTTCAAAGATTGAGAAAGGCAAAAGATAAAATCAGGGAATCATACGGAATCGTGCCGCCCAAGGATGACGAGGGCCGCAGCATGTATTACAGCCATGAATGGGTATTGGAGGACAGATAAATGATACTAGTATTTCACAGACTAAAATTCACGACCAACATACCGGACCAGACTACCTACAAGGACGACTGGCAGTTGTGTGACACTATCGATGAAGCGAGGCGGCAAATAGCCGCCTTGCAGCAGATACATGGCGACACGCTGGACGCTTGGGGCATTGGCAATATCGCCGAGGCAAGCGAATCCAGCTGGCTAAACAAACAATCTTTTGGCTTGGAGGACTAGCAGAGAAATGGACGCACAACAATTCAAACAACGGCGCGAATTTCTTGGTTATAGTCAGGCTGCATTCGCTGAAAGGCTAGGACTGTCTGAAAGGACTATACGCTATTACGAAAGCGGCGAGGTGCCAATAAACAAGACTGTGACCTTGCTATTGGATGCAATCGAACTGGAAGAAAAATAGAGAAAGGACGGGTGCTATGCTTAGCAAGTTATATAAAACTTGCTAGGCTTAGCAAGTTTAGCGTCCAGATTTTTTATATAAATATCTTGGTTTGCTTAGCAAGTTTAGCATCGCAAGTTTTATTAAACACCGGCAGGGCCGGATTTTACAGAGTAGAGAAAACCTGTCAACCACAAATTTATAACGCACTGTCAGATAACGATTCTCGAACCAGCATGCACCACGTTTCAAAGCTGATAACAGCTGTGTCGGCCTTACCAGAGAAAGCCTCATTGATAGCCGACAGATACACAACGCACCGGATAGGCTGCCTGTCATACTTGAATATCAGGACGGGCTGGTCTCCGGTTAGCGAGGCAGCTGCACAAGTCTGGCCCCACCACGCATCCTTGTGTAAATCATTGGCCTTGGTGTTAGCGTACCGCTTGCATTCAATGCACCAGCCATCCAAGCCAATCAGGTCGCCACGGCCCTTCATCCTGTACTGGTCAAGGTCGCGCTGCACCTTTATGCCCAGATGTTCAAATATCTTTTGAGAAATCTCGCGTTCAAAAGCGGCACCCTTGGCCCGTCCATTGGTCATCCAGTACACTCCCCACCATCTGCTTGGCAAAAATAACCTGTCTCATCAAATACCCAATCCTGTTGACGAGAAACAAAATCAACAAAGCTGGCTAAATCTCTGTTGCGTTCAAAGCGGTTGCCCAATCTCTGTTCCGCATCAATCCACCATTGCGCCAGTTCGGGATGTTCCCTAGCCATCATAGCTAACGTAGCTTCACTCTTTAGAAAGCAGAAATCGCAGTTGCCCTTCATAGTTTTGCCGTTAAACATGGGTAGCTTCAAATCAAACGGTTGCAATAGCCAGAAAGCCTCGACATCTAACTTTGTTTTACCGGCATCAGCCAATGGATAAAACAAATCTATGTTGTTCTCTTGCTTCTTTGTCAGACGGCGCGGTTCATCTGCCCTAATCCCGACCGCATTGGTCCAGTTTTTCCATCCCAAAGACTTCAGATACTTTTGTCCGGTCTGCATCTTCAATACACCAGTGCAAAACCTAAACCTAGCATTCGGAAGCCTGCCGTATTTGTCTATCAGCTTATCAAATGGTTCGCCGTTTCTGCTGGCATTGTTGTGACTGACAATCTTGAAAGAGTTTTTGCCATCATCTGTTATGTCATACTCAAGCCATACGATAGGCACATTCCAGCGTTCCGAAACCTCTTGAACAAAATCCAATGTCTCCGGCAACTCCCTGCCAGTGTTCTGGAAGGCAACGACAGCGTTATCAGGCAGCCCATTGTTGGCCTCAAGTATTTTGTAAAGCATGTATGCAGACGTACGGCCACCACTAAAACTTATCTGCACATTCCCGTCAGGTAACTTGAACGGATTGGTCATGTCTTTACTCCATATCACACGGCCTTCAGCGCCGTGCCAGCCTTGTATTGGCCTGCTTTCCCAGCCTGCCGGTACTGGTTCATGGTCCAAGGCGTACCGGCAAACCAGCCTAGTGGTAGTACGGCCCATCATCTAGTTCGATGTGAAAGGTAAATTCAGCTGCATCATCTGCATCGACCTCACCATTACCATCACAAAACTCGCAGTCGATATAAGCCTCTTTCAGATAGCCACCATCCATATGGTCAATGACAGCTACCTCAACTTCAATCTGGCCTTCACCGCCACACATAGGACACACCGCCCTATCACTGGCCATGATATTGTTTGAAGAAGTCATCTGCTTTTACCCTCCCGTCTGTTGCTAGGAATATCCGGCGCATAGTTTCCGGCTGTGGAAACCTCTCATTCTTGATAATGCGCGACACAGCAGAGACAGACAAGCCCGCTTTTCTAGCAAACCGCCTCATGCTAAGTCTTTGTTCTCTAATGTAATCCTTTAAGTACATACCGGCACTATAATACAGTGTTGCCAGATTGTCTACAGTGTGCTAACAAGGGCTATCTGATAGCGCAAAAGCGAACATGGAGGGACTTATGGATAAAGAAACGCAGTTAAAGGTCTTGTCTTTGGAGGGCAAGATTGAACTGATGAGGGAATACAAGGCAGAAAAAGCAATACTGATGAACAGGCTAGATGATGACATCCAGTCTATGAACGGTAAGATTGCTGAATTGCAAAACGAAATCTTGGACATTTATAAGGGAGTAGGGGCGTAAGCCCCTGCATTCTGCTATGGAGGGACTAATGCAAGAAATCTGCATCGAGAAAGGTATACCCATACCAACACAAGGGCGTGGGCTTTACAAAAGACTGGCTGATAAAATGCAAGTTGGTGATTCGGTTTTATTTACTGATGACCCTGACGCATTTGGTAACACAAAGTACGCTAGCGCAAGGGCGTTTGGCCTTATACAAAGGCTAAAGAAAGACGGTAAAAACGGCTGTCAAAGGATTATGAGTAATGGTCGTCCTCAACAAGTAAGGGTGTGGAGGACAGAATGACAGAGTTATTATCAACTACCAGTCTGACTGAATACACAGTGCCAGACTATCGCAAAGAGTTTGGCAGTTATCACAACTCTGCCAGCGGTGGAACGCAACCAACTGATGAACATATCCTAAAGCTGTATCTCCGAAAGGAATACAAGATGGGCTTTCCTATGTCAGCCAGGCCACGGGCAGGGCAGATAGTACAGGAAGGTTGCGACCATTACTTTGGGCTGCACGACTACTCACCCATTAGAGGCAAGGAAGAAGGTCTGTCTATT